GAATGTCGGAGGCTCACTTCAGTCAGGAAACGTTCTTCTTCTGAAGATTCCTGACGCTTTACTTTCCTTGGGCAAGCCAATCTTCTGCTATCTCTACAAATCCGTAGGCAGTTCAGGCTATACGGTGTATACGATAAAGATTCCTGTAATCCCCAGAGCTCAGCCTACTACGACTTATTATACAGAAGAAGAGACTTCCTCCTACAACTCTCTTGCTGCTGCGTTTAACGTCGAACTGGATAAGCTGAATGCCGCTATGGACGATATCGACCAGGCGAAGGAAGACGTCGCTGAGATGCAGGAACAGATTCAACTGCTTGCGACTAAGAAAGAACTCCATGACGCGATAGAAGAATCGAAGATCTACGTAGAAAGCGACAAGAAAGGTACTGTCACAATCAGCAGTACCCTCTTCGCGTATTAAGGCAGGTGATTGAATTTGGCGAACACGAATACTATCCACGAGATCGACGGATCTACAACTACAGAACTTATGATTTCTGGAGTCTACCAGTGGGATACCGGGATAAAGATTAAGATTACGAATATTGAATCAGGTTCGTACACGATTCAGTCAGCCTGTGTCGGAATGGCGACTACGATAGGATCGAGTCCTACGACAGGATCTGGATATATCCAGTTTCAGATCCCAGATTCGCTGCTGATGGTTGGACGTCCTGTTGTATGCTACGTTTATAAGACAGAATCTGATGCCAGCTATACAGCCTACGAGATTACTGTCGACGTAACGAAGAGACCTAAGCCTTCCACTTCGGTCTATACAGATACACAGCTCGCGGAATACAGTACGATTATGGACGCGTTTAATGCGGAGCTGGATAACTTTAATACGAATCTATCCAGAATAGAGGATCTGGAACAGAGAGTTTCGGCCTTAGAAGCTGGACCTCAGCCTGACCAGTATTCTCTGGAGATAGAACATAATACTAACCTCGCACAGGAGAGAGCGATAGCCGAACTCCGCGAGAAACTGAGTCGTTTAGAAAGCGGCTCTGACGACGGTGAATAAAGGATGTGAGTAAATGGCTGAACCCTTACATCATCTCAAAATAAAAGCGAAAGATGCACAGGACTATACTTAGAAAGAGTATGAGTTCGAGATGCAGGACGCTAAAGCCAGAACCGATATTAGTGTTCTGACAGGTGCTTCGAATACACTGCAGGATGACGTTAGAAGACTGAGAGCTAATAAAGTCGACTCGATCTACATGGAGAATGGTGAGCTTTACGCTACTGCTAACGGAAAGATCATTGTCGGTCCTGTAACTGGATTCGTGGATAACGAAACAAAAGCCATTCTTGAAGACGTCGTTGACTCAAAGGTTGACGGCGCTTTTACTGAGAATGGATATCTTTACCTTACAAGTAATGGTGTTGTTGTAGCCGGACCTCTTGGACCGTTCTCTGGTGGAGGCGGCGGTGGTGGAGGCGGCGGCGACACAAGTAATGCCACGATCACGATCCGCAATACAACTGACTGGCTGACTACTACAGTCCCGCAGAGCGCATCCTGCCCGATGTCGTTCACATGGTCGTCTTTGGAAAACGAGATCTCTACTGGTCCAGGTTCTCTGAGGATTATGGTGAACAACACGATCAAGTCTGTGTTTAATGTGCCACAGGGAGATAACACAATCGACCTTGCACCATACCTTGATCTAGGTACAAATAAGGTTGTTATTACCGTAACTGATATTTACGGCAGTGAACGTTCTCTCCGCTGTACAGTTATCGTTGTCGCACTCGAACTGAAAAGTACGTTCGATACTTCGACTCCTTACTTTGGCGCTATCGATGTTCCGTATAGACCTATCGGCAGCGTTATGAAGACGATGCATTTTATTCTCGACGGAACTGAGATCGAGACGTTTACTACAACGATTTCTGACAGAGACATGGCTATTACAATTCCGAAGCAGAGTCATGGCATGCACACTCTTAGGATGTACTTCGACGCTCTAATTAACGGACAGACTGTTCGCTCGAATGAATTGTACTTCGAGATCATCTGTGTTGATGCGCAGAATCCTACGCCTGTTATTACGTGCCAGCTCGAGACTCCTTCAGTTCCTCAGTACACCACGATCCATATTCTGTATTCAGTATATGATCCTGCGTCTATGTCTACGACAGTTACAATTTCCAGAAATGGAACGGTTGTCGCTGAGCCTACGGTTGAACGCAGAATCTATGACTACAATCCTCGTATGGACTCTGTAGGAACGTATACGTACGAGTTTGCCTGTAAAGGTACGACCAGAACACTGCAGGTTGAAGTAACTCCTGCTGAGATCGATATCCAGCCTGAAACTGAAAACCTGGCTCTGTATCTTACCAGTTCAGGCAGAAGTAACGTCGACGCGAATAAGGCCGAATGGAACTATAACGATATAGAGTGCTCGCTCACCGGGTTTGATTACGTGTCTAACGGTTGGGTTACGGACGACGATGGCTATTCTGTCCTTCGTATTTCAAACGAAGCAAGAGTAACTATTCCTTATAAACTTTTCGGGAAAGACTTCCGTACTGCTGGTAAGACAATCGAACTTGAGTTTGCCACAAGTTCCGTTTCAGACTACGACTCTATTGTTATGTCTTGTCTTTCAAACGGACGTGGATTTACTGCTACTCCTCAGAGCGCTACTCTGACTTCTCAGCAGTCTTCTATCTACGTGCCATTTAAGGAAGACGAACATATTCGTCTCGCGTTTGTTGTCGAGCCGAGAAGTAAGAACCGTTTACTGTATTGTTATATTAACGGTATTATGTCGGCAGTTATTCAATACCCTGACAACGACGACTTCTCTCAGCCTTCAGCTGTAGATATTTCCCTTGGCAACGGCAAGTGTACTTTAGATATCTATAACATCAGAGTGTACGATACAGCTCTCTCCAGCGACGATATCGTTAAGAACTGGATCGCGGATACTCAGGATACAGGTCTGATGCTTGACCGCTTCAACAGAAACAATGTCATGGAAGACAAGCGAATTGTTATCGATAAGCTTCCGAGAGATCTCCCCTACCTTATCTTTGAAACACCTCAGCTTCCTCAGTTTAAAGGTGACAAAAAGAAGAATGTTAGCGGAGAATATATTGATCCGACTGATCCCGATGCATGCTTTACTTTCACTGGAGCAGAAATGGACGTTCAAGGTACTTCTTCTGCTGGATATAAGAGAAAGAACTACAAGGTTAAGTATAATGGCGGCTTCTTGAACCGTTTCGGTGAGACTGTCTCTAAGTGGAAGATTCGCGACAACTCTATTCCTGTAAAGACTTTCTGTTATAAAGCTGACGTAGCTTCCTCTGAAGGCGCGAACAACGTAGAACTCGCCAGGCTTTATAACGACACATGTCCTTACGAAACACCTGCCCAGGAAAAGAACAGCAACGTCCGTCAGGGTATTGACGGTATACCTATCGTTATTTTCCACCGTAACCCGAACACTAAGACAGTTACCTTTATCGGTAAATACAATTGGAACAACGACAAGAGCACTTCTGACGTGTTTGGTTTTGTTTCCGGTGACGAATCCTGGGAAGTTAGAAACAACGGTACGGATCTTGTCCATTTCAAAACTGCGGATTACAGCGGTACGAACTGGCTTACCGACTTCGAAGCTCGTTATCCCGATACAGATCCTCCGTATACAGATCCTACTCAGCTTGCCGAATTCGCTGCCTGGATTGTGTCTACTGATCCAGAAACCGCTACGAATGAACCGTTAGCTGCTCCTGTAACATACTCCTGGCTCGAAGAACCTGCCGAAGGAGTCACTGTTACGGTAAGTAAAACTTTTAACAACGATACAGCCGAATATCGTATCGCGAAGTTCAGAGACGAAGCTTCTGATTACATGGAACTGGACTCCGCTATCTACTACTATCTCTTTACTGAGATCTTCCTGATGGTTGATAGCCGAGCTAAAAATATGTTCCCGTCCTTTATGGGCAGTCCTGTTGTCGAGCCTAGTAGCGGTGATAACGACGACGAATCTAACTCCGAAGAAAATCCATAATAGAAAGGGTGGTGCGGCTTGAGTCGAAGCATGAAGAAAAAAGTTGTGTTCTAGCCGTATGACTTTGATACGGCCCTTGGCATTGAAGTTAGTGCCAAGTAAAAAACCATTTCTGATATACGGCGAAACTCCGATGGTGACGGACAACGCCTTGGAAAACGTGTGAAAGATTAATTTGTGAGGTGATTAAATATTGGACGAAATTTGGAAACCTATAAAAGGTTATGAAGGCAGATATGAAATCAGCAACTGCGGAAGATTAAAAAGTTACGCACAGAATAAAAACATCGGAAAGATAACCACTGGCCATCTGACAGCCAAAGGTTACCTTTCCGTTTTACTTTATAGCGGACATTGCGAAAGTAAGTGGTTCGCTGTGCATAGATTAGTTGCGGATGCTTTCATTCCGAATCCTGATAGTTTACCGCAAGTGAATCACAAAGATGAGATCAAGACAAACAATCATGTCTCAAATCTTGAGTGGTGTACAAATGACTACAATCATAACTATGGAACAAGAACGAAACGGGCAGCTAAAACGAATGAATGTTGCGCGTCAACTTCTATGAGGATATGTTCCGTAGATAAAGAAGGTCAAGTAAACTACTATGATTCAATCGGTGAAGCAGAAAGACAAACCGGATTAAGCCACTGCAATATCGTGAGAACGCTCAAAGGCAGATCTCATTCTTGCGGAAACATGCAGTGGTTTTATTGTTGAATTCTTTCCACACGTTGCCAACAACGACTGAGCGAAATGGCCCGGATAACCCCGGGGTGCAACAGTCTGAACTCGCGCTATAATCACCCACTAAAGAAACGCGAGAGGAACGGTCAGAGGTAACCAGACCACTTAAAGAAGAACCGTTCCCGCCTGTGCGAACAGGTCAGCAAAGTAACAGACATGTAACAACGAAGGTCACCTGACTTTCTCTTATGACCTCGAAGACGAGGACACCTATAACAACGGCAAGAAGGACGTTTACAACGGTCGCGAAAGCGTATAGTGGAGAAACGTACGAAAGGCTTTCGGTCTTCAGATCAAGAGAATGTACAAAGACCTTAGAGCTAACGATGCGTTTAGCTACGAGGCTATTGAAAAGATGTTCGAAGACCATCAATCCAAATGGCCTGAGACGATCTTTAACGAAGACGCTTATTACAAATACATCGCTCCGTTGATCGACGAAGGTGACGGCAGCTATCTCGAGATGGCTCTTGGTAGCAAAACCGAACAGCGTAAGTGGTGGCTCTATAACAGACTTAAGTTCACTGACAGTAAATACCTCGCAGGTAATGCGCTGTCTGATATAATTACTCTTCGTGCCTACAATAAAGCGGATATCACAGTAACTCCGTATGCTGATATCTATGTTTCAATTAAATACGGCTCGAAGGATTCTGGTACTCAGGACGTTGAGCAAGTATCAAGAAAGACTCCGAGAAATACTTCTGTTACAATTCCGTGTCCTCTCGACAGGATGAACGATACCGAAGTTTATATCTACTCGTCTTCTCAGCTGGCGAGTGTAGGCGATCTTTCTCCGCTGCTGGTAGGTTACGCGAACTTCTCCTATGCTACAAAACTTCAGAGTCTTAAGCTTGGAGACGCAGATCCGAACTATAATAACCCGAACCTGGAGAACCTGACGCTTGGTAATAACACGCTGCTGAAGACTTTAGACGTACGTAACTGTTCGAACTATGGCGATAAGCTTACAACCCCTCCTGACTTATCTGGTTGTAAGAATATTGAACACATTTATTTCGACGGTACTGCGATTAAAGGCGTGAAGCTTCCTAACGGCGGTATAATTAAAACACTCCATCTTCCTGGAACGATCACAAACCTAGAGATTATTAATCAGCCGAATATTACAGACTTCGTGTTAGCTTCAGAAGAGAATCTAACAACAGTTACACTGGAGAATATTGGTAATATTATCGACACAAAAACTCTAGTGAACGGATTAACTGAAGGTAGTAACCTCCGATTAATCGGATTTGATTGGACAGTAGCTGATGAGACAGAACTGCTTGCAATAAAAGCAAAACTCGACAGTTTGCACGGTCGTAACGAACAGGGGCTTAACGTAGATACGGCTCAGGTTTACGGTACGATCCATATTAATACTGTGAGTGGTGCAGTTACGAAGCAGATCAGAGATAAATATCCAGATATCACAATAGATTACAACACGCTTAATTGCACGGTTCGTTTCTATAATTACGATGGAACGAGCGTACTTCAGACGAAGACTTCCACTAACGGAGCTGCTGTCACTTATACTGGATCTACACCTACTAAACCGCAAAGCGCAAGTCATACATTCACATTCGCAGATGGTTGGGCGCGGTATGTAGAAGGAGTAGCGGATCCTGATGCATTGAAGAATGTTACTGAGGATCGTGACTTATATCCTGTGTTTACGAGTCAGTTGAGGACATTTTCGGTGACATTTAAGAACTGGGATAACAGTACTCTTCAGGCAGTAGACAACGTCCCGTATGGTGGTAGCGCAAATTATACTGGTGCAACACCTACAAATAATAGTACTGGAAGCATCGATGATTTCGAGTTTATTGGCTGGAGTCCATTACCAATAAACATTGTAGCTGCAACTACTTGTGTAGCGCAGTTTAAAGATGTGAGCAGTTTGTTATCACAGTATCTGCGTGGGACGCTTACAGAATATGTATCAGATACAAATACGACAATTGCTGATTATGGTTTAGGGTACCAATCAAGCTTAAAGAGAGTTGCTGCTCCTATTACATATGTAGGTGTTTATGGTCTTATATCGTCGACAAAAATAGAAGAATTTGATTTCAAAAATACAAATACAATTAGACTCGCTTCATATTTAAAGAATCAACATAAGCTAAAATCACTTCTGATCAGATCTTCCAATATGAGTACAATGATTTCGGCAGATAACCTCGATGGAACTTAGATCTCTATATACAAAGGCGGGATATATGTTCCGAGTAATCTGGTGGATACCTATAAAGCAGACAGCTATTGGAAACAGTTTTCAATTAAATCCATTGATGATTATCCTGCAACAGATTTTAGTTCGATATCCGATAGTTGGGAAACAATTATTTCCAATATAAACAACAACAATATAGATCATTATTCAATCGGAGACGTAAAAAGTATCGTTTTTGACGGCGTTCAACATTACCTTCAACTTATAGGAATAGATAAAGACGTACTTGCTGATAATGACAATATAACTGCGAGAACGACATGGAGTTTTGTATCTGGAATAGCGTCACGCAGAATGGCTGCTAGTTCATCTGGCTTAGATGGTTTTCTTTCTACTGAAATGTATTCTTGGCTTGAAGAACAGAAAACGAAACTCCCAGACATTATTCGTAATAATATAAAAACAGTGAAAAAAACATACGTTAAACGATCAACCAATTCCACTTTAACATACGATACTGATTTTTGGTTATTCTCTACGAGAGAAGTTGGATATAGCGCAGAAGGTTCTGGGTGTGTATATCCGTTTTTTTCCGATTTACGAAAAAAGTATAAATATACGAGCGACGCTGAGAATTATAGTTGGTGGTTACGCTCTGAATCACTTTCTAACTCAGGTAGGTTTGATGTTATATCTACAAACGGAACAAGGTCTGCAATTCCTGTCACTCAAACAGCTTTGGTTGTGCCAGGTTTGTGTTTATAACTTTTTGAAATTTCGGAGGTGAAATCATTGGCTGATACAAAGGATATTATAGGAGAGCAAGCTACTATAGACGGACTTGTATCAAGATCATTAACAAGTTTTGAGGAAAGCGATGCAACTGTCTTACACTATAGGATATTTTATGGACATCAAGCACTTACAAGCATCAAAATGCCTAAAGTTAAAACTATCGGCGCTGATGCTTTTTATGATTGCGGAATAACAGAAATTTCTGCTGATTGTTTTCCCTCTTTGACTAATGCTGAGTCGTATGTTTTTAGGTCGTCAAAAAAGCTTACGCGCGCAGAGTTTTCCTCACTCACAAAAACTTCAACCGATACGTTTAATGCTTGTGAATCTTTGCAGTTTTTTAAAATGTCATCAACGGAAAAAATATATATTGGTTCAAGTTTCACAACATGTCCCAAGCTTACCGAATTTGTCATATTATCAAATAGCGTTGCAAACTTATCTAGTATCCAAGCGTTTTCAGGAACGCCGATTAGCGCCAATTTCGGAGTCGTATACGTTCCGCGAAGCCTTGTTGATGATTATAAACAAAATGTGGCGTGGAGACCATTATGTATTTCCCCATGGGAAGATTATCCAGTTTTACCACAAGGAACAATTACTGACGATTGGACAAATATTATAGCTTCTGAACTGGATGGCACATATTTGACGAAATATAAAATTGGCGACACCAAATACCAAATAATTGGCGATTACTTGGTAGATTTAGAAATCATCGCATTTGATAAAGACGATCTTGCAGATGGCTCTGGAAAAGCTCATATTACTTGGCTTGGAAGACATATTGTGTTCTTATCAAAAATGAACTCTACAGCCAGCAATGCTGGTGGATGGGGATCATGTGAACTGAGATCTAATCTTATATCTATGTTGGAAGCAAGTGATGCGACTTTTAAAAATGTAGTAAAAAGCGTAAACAAAACGTACTATAATTATACAACAAGCACAACAGAAACAATCGCTGACATGATTTGGATTCCGTCCGTGCTTGAAGTTAATGGAACTATGACACCAATCGAATCATCCGGCGTGACGTATGACAATATAACGACTTCAAGATGTAATAATATTAATAATAATTATGGCTGGTGGCTTCGTTCTACTTACAGTAACGCAAGAGATTTTCGTTATATTAGCACGTCTGGAGGGTCCGGAAATTCCACTAGTGCAAACACTACGTTTGGAGTTGTTTTGGGTGTGTGTACGTAAAAATATTTTAACCGAAAGGATGACAACGCATGAAAAAACTATATATTTGGTTCAACGACCAAACTCGTATTGATATTGATATTTGCACCATTCCTAATCCCGATATTGTTGTAACGTATGATGATTATATGAAAATGATACAAGATCTTCAAACGATCTCTACTTCAGATAAGTCTTTTGTTCGAATTAGAGAAGTTGAAACAGATCGCGACATTTATGAATTCTACAATATGGTTCTTGGATCAACCCAGATTCTCGAAAATGGCGACGGCACAATAACTGTGCATTACTACTTCAGACAGTTCGAGTAAGAAAAAATATCCCCTAAGCTGCGCATAACAGCTTAGGGGATATTCCTTTTCATTCTAGCTTAACTGCAAATACAGCTAAACCTATTTCCTTTTCAAACTTTCCTGTTCTTTAACTCTCGTTTTCCGATTCTAAATACCTTTTCAGTTCCTATTCAATCCGTACCTTTTCAACAGTTTCCTTTTCACAGTATAGTTCCTTTTCAAATTTAAGTAGTTCATTGGAACCACCTCCTTCACAATCTACAACGAGCGAGGATTTATCCGAAGCGAGTCGTAGGCACGATTACAACATCAGATCCAGAGGAAGATCGCTTATATCTTTCAACCTCTTCCCTGTAATTAATGTATTCAACATCTCAATAGAATCTTCCGCTCCAGTTTCCTTAACTGCCTCGACTAACTCATACAGCGCAAAGTGGTACACACAGTCTATATCTCCAGTTCCCAACGCTATTGAAGCTATTCGTCCAGGCATAGGCTCACCAGTTACTGCAACTATATGCGGCAGATGTCCCTTCCTATTTCTGATAAGGTTTAATGCTTCAGTTCTGCTGTTCTGTGCTCTGTCACTTCGCATCGTCCACTTAGTTGAAATCGAAGCGTGAAGAAACGGAAGAGACTGTTCGTTCTTCCTGATATCAGCCAGTAACGAAGAAGCGTTGTCTACAATAACTACTTCTGAATTTAAATCTGAATCACCAAGCGGATCTCTGAACATCACAATATCTGGATTCACCATATAATCCAGCCCAAGTGAAGCGGCGAGTGAAGGCGTATTCTCAGCTAACTTCGAGATAAAGTCCAGGTGTTGATACTGTGTAAAGTCGCTGAGCTTCATAACCTTATCGGTATTTCCCAGCCTGACGATATGCCACGAATATCTGTACGGCACATTCACATACCGAAACGAATCCCGTATAAACTCCATCGTGGCTATCTCAAACCTCGACCCTACAGTCTGTCCTGTTTCCTTCTTCAGCCGCAAAGCATGAAGCTCTTCGGCTATGTTCCTGCTGATC